GAACCGCTCTTCCGATCTAAAATCCATCCATTTTTTATAGAAACTTTTAATTTTTTTAAATAATCTATAAATGGCTGGATTTTATCTGATAATTCTTTTCCAGTAGGGACTTCTTCATATAAATCAGATCCGCCACTACCAGATCCACCACTACCGCTTCCAGAATCATTTTTCTGCAATACATTCAAGTCATCAAAAGCCGCCAATGCTCCAGCCGCTTTTTTGGCAGAACCGGCTGTTTTATCAAGAGATGCCGCATAGTCTACCTGCTGCTTCTTTGCTTTTGTCCAAGTGCTTTTTCCGCTAATAACCGCAATAAATCTGTTCATGGCATTAATGGCATTTGTAATCCATGTGCATAAGGTTACGATTGCTGGTGTCAATGCAGATATGATAGGCGCTGTCAGTGCTCCAATAGAATTTTTTAATGTAGCCGAAGCACTTGCCATTTCAGACATTTTTCCATTAAATTCAGAAGAATACTTCGCCATGTTCTGTATACCTTCTGTAAATGCCTTGGATATGGTCTGAGATACTTTCATGACCGCACCAAATATTGCAAAACTAACTACTGTCTGCTTTATTCGTTTTGTCATGTCAGATATTAAGCCAGAAGATTTTTTTGCTGCTTTTCCTACTTTTTCAATGTTTTTCGCTCCAGAACCAATAGATTTCTCATTGGAAACTGTTTCTCTCATCTTCTGATTAAGAACCTCTTGTTTGCTCTGTACATCAAGAAGCTTTTCAGATACTTTGCTATATTCTTCTGTAGTTGTAGGATCTATAAAAGCAGTTCCGGAAGATTCAATTGCGGCAAGCTCGCCTTTTGCATATTTAATTGAGTTTGTTAATTCCTCAACGTCGTATTGCATTCTTTTAAATGTTGTGCTTTTGCTGCTTCCACCTGTTTCTAAGAATTTATCCATTCTGGCAAGAAGTTTATCAAGAGAAGCAGTATCTTTTTCTATCTGCATCTGCACAGCCTTATATTCCTCTGTTGGAATCTTCTGACTTGCCAGCTCTTTCAGTGTCTTGGATAACTTATCAGCTTCTCTTGCAAGCTTCTGAAACTGTGATTCCATCTGCATGAGCTTACTTGATGCTTCTCCATTTTTAATCAACGTTTTTATTCTGATTTCTCCATCATATTCAGCCATGCTAAAGTCCTCATTTCTTAAACTGTTTCAATGCTTCCTGTTCTGTTTCTTTCTGCTTTCTTATTTCTTCCATCATGCGATCATAATCGTCTATCTTTTCTTTTTCTTCGCTGGTATACTCTTTTTCTGGCTGTTCCAAAGCATATCTATTCTGTGCGTTTCTGATTGCATCTTTTTCCTTGGAACTCATGTTCTTTTCAATCTTCTTCTGTCGGATCTCAATTACCTCCATGAGAGAAGATAATCTTCTTGGCATATTCCAGATCAAGCCATTAAATTTCCACCAGTGCATATCTGCCACGGACAAATCAATTCCGTATATCTGCAAGAAATCTGCGTATATTCTCCATTGATCTACATCATAGTCAATAAAACGCTTTGTATTTTTACTACTGCCGGTATTGTCGTGATACCATCCGTTTAAATACCAGGAAATACATTCATTTAACTCATTGTGCTGTGGATGGTCTCTAAGTTCTCCGTATTCATCAGAGAACATAAGATAAAGAATAGAAGTTGTTTTCTCGTACTCATTCATTTCTTTGTCATATTGCAAAATATAAATCTGCATACCTATGCGGAAATCGGTATTTACTTTGTATCCGTTCCATTCAGTAGGCAAATTGTCCAGCATGACATTGTTCATTATTTTGCCCCACATCTTCTTACATTGTATCTGTTCTGAATCTGTTCAAAACGTTTATTGAAAAGCTTATTCATAACAGGGATAACCTGCTCTACAAACTCCACGATTGCAAGTTCATCCGGGACAATATCTCCGTAAATCTGTTTCATGGCATCTTCGCCAAACAACCCATCTATACTTTCCGTAATCTGCTTAAGATATTTTACACGAATGCTGTTCAGTTCTAATGCTGCATCCACATTCATATCATCCACATTCATATCGTCTTTGTGGTTATTTCTCCATTCGGCGGCTTCTTTTTCACAGTTTTGAGATATATTATTTAATTTATCAATTACACCTGCAAACTTCTTAGCTGTGTCTGCATTCGCTGTATCTACTGTTATAACTGTAATAAGATCTCCGTCTTCGTCTTTTATTGCAATTTTTTTTATGCCACTGCTTAATTTAATTTCTTCCATTTTTAACATCCTTTCCTAATGTGGGACACCAAGGAAAGGTAGGCATCCCACATATGCTAATTTTTAATTAACACCTATGCAATTGGGTAATCTTCATCCAAAGCCAAAGCACTTACTTTAGGTGCCCATGTGAACGATCCATCACCAGCAATAGTGATTGTTCCAAGTTCTACATCTCCATTTCCATTAATCTGGACTGTAGACTTTAAAATATCACCACCTGCTCCACCAGTGCTTGATGCACATACAGTTACTGGGACACGGATACAATCTCCGGATCCGCTTGTAATATCAGCTTTAAAGAAGCGATAATAATATGTCTCGCACTGATCTCCTGTTGGAAGTTTTTTAAAAACATCATTAAACACTGTCTGCATTTCATCTGACAAATGTTCTCTTTCTGGAGACATTGAAAATGCATACCCTTTTACAGAGTTGCTTGCATTTTTCATGTTTACGTACTGTGTGCTTTCTGTGTTAGGTCCCCAGTCTTCAGAAAGCTCTGTGAAACCATCACCCATTTCAGCAAGCTTTTCACTTTTTCCACCCATAAGGCTTCCAATATCCAAAAGTGAGACCATGTTAGTTCTGTCTTTTGCCATGAGTATTCCTCCTATTTTTTATAAAAATATTTAAGCTGCATATTAATTGCTAATTCTGTTGTTTTTCCATCTGCTGTACCGCAAAATACATCCGATGTGCGGTTGATTTGTTCTACAACAAAATTTTTATCCTTTAATGTAAATTCTCCACTTTCAAGGAACTTTGCAATATTTTCAAGCAGATTGCTTGCTGCAATATTATCCTTGTTTGTTGTTGGATTGCTTTTGTATACGATCTGGAACGTCATTTGTCCGACATAAGAACCGCTGACATATTTTTTCAAATAAACTGGATCCTGCGCCGGAAAAACTCCAATAGACTGAGTATCTTTTATGCTGTTCCATAAGATTGTTGAATTTGATGGTTTGAAACCGGGCGGAAAATCTGGATAACTATTTATCATATCAAGAATAGCTCTTTGCGCCGTTTCTGCATCTGATACAAGCATTATTTTTGTCTTTTCATCCAAATCATTTACCTCCAATCTCAAACCTTGGTATAAGGCTGTAAACACCGATAGTATTCACTTTGTAGCAATTCCCCTTTTCATTTACCATGTACTGGAAGAATTTACCCGGATAATCGTCTGAATTAATTAATCCAACCGGCAATTCCCTATCAATGAGAAGTTCATCTTTTTTTGCAATCACTACGAAGTCAAAATCATTACTTCTTAAAGTGAAATGCTTTAACTTTTCTTCTTCGCTCATGTTCTCCCAGTCTGGTGGATTAGCATAATTCAATGTGCCGTCATTCGGTATTTTTACAAGAAAACTATCTGCATCTTTCATTCCGGATTTGTTTATGTTCTCTGCCTGTGTAAGCTCGATTCTTACATTTTCAAACAGAGTACCGAAATAATATTCAGTTTCTAAAGTGTCGTTGTAATGCCTGTTATATAAAACCACGGCATCTTTATATCCGATTCCCATAAGCTAAACTCCCATGTACAAAAGGTTTTCATTCCTTGAATCAACCATTCCGGTTAGGTAATTTGATGCAATATCGTAGCACTTACTATTAAGTGCCATTTCTGATTTTGCAATCTCTACCAATGTCGAAGAAGATGCTCCGGCATCATAAGATACTGATTCACTTCCAGAAGTCATGCTCTTAATCATTTTCCCTTTTACAGTTCCGTCTGTATTTGAAATAACACCAAAGTTATTAACTGCCGCGGAGTACTCAGATACATTCTTTAGCAATTCAGCTATTTCGCAGGTGCAATCTTTGATATTATCCCACCATACATCCTCTGATTCTGGCTGAGGATAAAACACAATCCTGTTTGATGTGATCGCATTGATTCTTCTTTCTGCTTTTCTTTCATATGGAGCAAAGTCTTCTTCGCTTTCGAACAAACTTCCACCATATTTAGTTTGGTAATATTCAAAATCTACATATGACATTGCTCCACACTCCTTATTGCTGTGATAAGATTTCGCTGATAATATCAGCTTTCTTTGTTGCGGTCAGTGAATACCCTTTCCTCTCTGCCAGTGCCTTGATTTCTGCAACTGTAAGAGAGTTTAAGTATTCTTCCGTGAGTTCCCCACTAGCATTTACCGCCTGTGTAGTGGGATCTATTCCCCCGGTGTGATAGAAACATTAGCCACTGCATCAATGTACTCTGCAAAAAGTACAAATCCTAACAGTGCATAAGTTACGCTCGTTGCGCGATCGTAATCTCCTTTTACCTTAAATCCGATAAGATTTGTTTCTCCGCTGACAGTGTAAGAAAGACCGGCTTTCTCAAAATCTCCGTCAGATGGATCTACATAATAAGCAACGATGTTGTTTACAGCTGTTGCCAGAACTTTTCCTGCTGGGATTTCGTTGTCAGAGCAAAGGAACATAATGTCTGCTCCGAGGAATCCCTTGATATAGGTAAGTCCAAAGGCTGTCTGCAAAGTAATGTTTGAATCTCCAAGATAATTATAGAGATCCATGATATTTGCAAACACTGCAACTCCTGTAGCAGTTCTGTGCATTGACTTGAACTTATTCTTGACAGATCCAATAGCTTTAGCTACCGCCATCTGGAATGTTTTTGCAGTGTTTGTAAGTGTACCAGTTTTCAGATAGTTGTAGAATTTCGTTGTAATTCCATCCTGAAGGTCTGTCTGGAACTCTTCATCTGTCATTTCACAAGCTACTTCATATCCATGATCCTTAATAGCTTCGATAGAAACTTCTTTTGCATATTTTTCAAGAGTAATCTCTGAATAAGGTTTCTCTTTTACAGCGTAATGTGTTCTTGGAATCACATCACCTTCTGCTACAGTTCCGCTCTCTAACGTTCCCTCTGCATATTTGCTTTTAAGAACAGTTCCGGGCTGTTTTCTAATTGCTCTTGAAATTCCAAGAATTTCTCTTAAAGCTTCCCAGTTTCTTTCAAAAGATGTAACAAAATCAATTTCCCTTGCCGTTACATCAATGTCTCCTGTTGTAATCAGTCCTGCGTTTGCTGCAAAGAACTGCAAATTTGTGTCCATCGTTATTCTGTTTTTGTTCATATAAAACTCCTTTACTGTTGGAATAAAGAAATGTTTTCGGCAATTGCTTTCTGACGTTCTGATCTATCTTTGATAGATAAAATGCTCTCTCTTGTTGCAGGCTTATCACCACCGGAATTGTTTTCATTCGGTTTTGTAAAATGCGCCTGTGAATGATTCTGCTTATTTACAAATGCATTTGCATCTGTCTTTTTAGCTTCCTCAATAAGATCACTAAACCCTATCAGCTTTCCATTTTTCACGCTTACGCTTTCGGAAATGTCTTCCATAATGGCTTTCTTTGCAGATTCAGAAGTAAACTCGATTTCCGCAAATGCTTCTTTCAAAAGTTCATTCTTCTCATGTTCTGCGATTTTGGCTTCGTATTCCTTTTTTGAATCTTCTGCCTGTCTCTTCCAGTCGTCACGCTCTTTTAAAATGTCTTCCGGACTTTTTCCATCCAACCCTTCGAGCATTTTCTCTGCTGATTCTGCCCGGGTTTTCCACTGTTCAGATTCTGATGAAGCCTTATTGACCTTGTCTTCCATTTCTTTCTTGGAATAAAGCTCTTCGCCCATACTCTTTTTAAGGGATTCTTTCTGTTCGTCTGAAACTTCAATTCCGAGTTTCTTTAATTCGTTTGCTACGTTTACCATGTTTCTACCTCTTTCTTTCCAAGTTGTTACTCCGGTCAGTCCGGCACGATTGAGTTGCTATTTTCTCCATAGCTGGCAATTGGGAATGAAGGAATCGAACCCTCGACAACCCGGATATAAGCCGTGTCTTCTTCCACTGAATTAATTCCCAAAAATAAAAAAGCACGCCCAAAATAGGACGTGCCATGCATCATCCTATAATTATTCTAGGTTAGCGAACAGAATCCATTTTTCTGTCCGGTACTTTTAATATTCTTTTCAATATATATTTTAACCTATTTTAAAAAACTTTTTGTACCATTTTAAAAAGGGCAGATTGCTCCACCCCTCTTTGCTATTTCCCACCGAAATACCTTCTAAGTACTTCTTTTTCTTCTTCCACAATGCAATCCTTTTTTAATCTGTTGCACTGGTCGTATATATACTTTCCGTACTCTTCCAATTTGGCTATCATTGCATTTTTATTTTCCAATGTAGGATTTTTAATGTATTCTTTTTTAAGCCCTATATAGTCCTCATACTGCTTTATAACATCCATTTTCAATTACCCCATTCAAAATATCATCTGCTATGCCAACGACTTCTTTTCCATAAAGAGACAGAAAATCCGCTACGATTTCCTCTACATTTATTGGAATGTGGCAGTCATATGAAAATGAAGCGCAGTGTACCAACTCATGAGATAGAACTTTCTCTAACAGGCTTCCGCTTAATGCATTTGACAAATAAACCGTTCGTTTGCTCCAATCTGTAACACCAAGTGTAATTGTTCCGTCTGAACGCATCAAGCATTCACTATTAGGATTTACATATAAAATATTCCATTCAACATCATTGATTTTAAACACTGCGCTCACCTCTTAGATTTTCTGTAACATCATCTGTAATTCATTTCTCCACATCTGCTTTTCTTCCGGGGCTGCATCTGATGTCATTTCAGTAATATCCATCTGCATATCTCGCAAGTAATCTTTTCTTGCTTTTGCACGCTCTTTTTTATCTTCTTCTGAATTGCCATGATGGTTTTCTCTGGTTTCCATATAAGTACGTCTGGAAATACCGGCTTTTCCCTCTCTGGAATCCCTCGGATATGATCTATCTCCCATCATTCCGGTATCTGTATACATCCTTTTCAGGTCTTTCTTATCCATGTCTCTCATGTGCTCTGCATCTTCGTAATCATCCGGGTACATGTGATAATATGGGGGTTCATCATATCCTCTTCGTTTTCCTCTGCCTTTCGGTGCAAATCTTCCATCAGCATAACGATACCGGTCGTAATATCTTCGGTCATCCCCATACTCTAAAAGCTTCTCCATGATATCTGCTTCGTCCGCTTCGTTCATTGCCTTAGTAATTGTGGCATGATACTCTGCTTCTGACAAATCCTTTATCATGTCGATCACTTCTCCCATTTCTTCTGTATTGACATTCTCAATCCCTTTTTCAATCTCACATAAGGATTTTTCAGCAAGGCATTCAAGCATTTTATGAATTCTTTCAATATGCATATACTAAGCCTCCCTTACTACGATCAAATTACTGTTCTGTACCTCGATAGTCTGTCCAGATGTATTCTGAACCGCTATTGTGCTGCAACATCCACAAGGAACATCTACATAAACCTGTGCAGATACATTGAACATGTTTTCTACTGCCGCAGGTGTCACGATCATTCTTGTAGACTGTAAAGGTTCTCCGTCAATTGCGATTGCAAGAGAAATAGCTTCCACCGTTCCACCGGTTGGAATCTGGATATTTCCACTATAAGATACAAGAAATCTGGCTTTGCACTGGTTTGTGATTCCTCTTAATTTAACTACTCCGCTTCCCTGTCTGTGAACGATACATTTTGTTCCGCAAACCGGTGTCTCAGTAAATGCGACATCTTCTCCTTGCAGGACAGTCTGTAAAGCATTGGCTGTAAATTCTGACATAATATTTTCCTCTCTTTCAAAAATATAAGGGCAAACATTGAAGTCTGCCCTTTGTGTTTAAGTAATACTGCTATGCAGACATAATCTTGTCGATTAAGATACTTTAATTATTCAGTTGTCTAACATCCGCATCCAGTATTGCAACCACATCCATACGGAATGTATGTGTTCGGGTTTGGCACCTGGTATGCTGGGATTGGCGATGGATTAACAGCACTGATAATATGATTTGTCTGTGCTGTCATAGCGGTAGTCAGAAGTGCGTTCTGTCTATCCTGTGATGCTGCAAGTCTCAAATCATTATTTTCTGCCTGCAACGTTGCGATCTTATCCTGGCATAAGTAGTCAAGTATCGCTCTTGTTCCGGCATTCTGGCTGTCGATAATATCTCTCGTGTTGTTGTTCATGGTGTTCTGTAATGCGCAAGTGTTCTGCGCCATGTTGAAGTTTACACCCTGGATAGCTTCACGAGTTTCGCAGCAACAATTTGCAAGCTGAGACTGAATAGCATTTGCATTCTGCATTCCTGCTACTGTGTCCGCATTAATTGCCTGCTGAATGGTGTTAAATCCTGTCAGCATTCCGTTGTTTACTGCATAAAAGCCATCACAAAGACCATTTGTAATGCCATCAAGTTTACTTATGACTGCTGAATTGTCAAATCCTCTCTGGATATCAGCCTGTGTAGCCGCAGTTGCGGTATAACCGCCACCACCATTACCACCGAATCCATAACCGCCCCATCCACCGAATAAGGCAAAGAGGATAATGAGAACCCACCAACCACCATCGCCCCATGCACCATCATTACGGTTTCCACCAGTAACGGCGGCAATGTCCGCTAAACTTGGAGATGAATTAAACATATGTGTTCCTCCTAATAAAATTTATTTATACATAATCTTGCAAGAATAGTATCAATGTTTAAACTGGCTCATGATTTCTTCCGGGTTAAGGCCTTTTTCTTTGCACAAATTTCTGGCAAGCTGTTCCAGCCCTTTACTGTCTCCACGGTTCATCATGTCGAATGTATTTTTCATGATCGGATTATTTGAAAATTGAGAGTTGCTCATCATTTGACTTAATATCATCTTAGGGTTTCCACCGCACTGGATCATCTGCATTAAATTCATTCAGAATCGCTCTCTTTCTTTGCTCTGGTAGTCCTCTGGGACTGAGTTATTTTAGCTTCTATTTGGTCTAATCGCTCCATTATCGGGGCAAACAATGTTGCCGTGTCTTCTTTCGGTAATTCGTTCTGTTTTCCGTCTAGCTGCGGTTTATATGTAACTGTCTGAATAAGACCATTAGCACCCCACGATTTTATATAAACTTCTGATCCATCTGCTTTTGGGAAAATGGCAAATGGTGCATTCATGGGAACGTCATTCGCTGTGACTTCCTCAACAGAATTAACCATTCTTCCGCAAAGTCCAGCTTGTTGCGGCATGATCTGTTGTGGGAATTGCTGTTGAATCTGTTGTGGTTGTTGATATTGAGGATAAGAATACTGGTTATATCTCTGATACTCGTACATAATAAACCTCTCTTTCTATCTTCATTTTATTATTAACAACACAATTGAACCACCCCAGTAAAACCCCATTAAAAGGACACAAAAAAGACACCCTTAACGGATGTCTTTAATGAGGAGAAAGTTATGTGAAATGTTGTCCAGTTACCTTAAGAATTTTATGTTGCATTTTGACGTTAATACGTCCGGCTGTCTTAGTCGAAATATGCATAATTTCTGCACATTCTTCTAGCGACTTTTCTTTCTTCCGTAAATCAAAGAGCGTTTCTTCTGTCGGTGTGAAATCACACAATTCTTTTATATGCTCTTTTTCTTCTTTGGTAAAGCACGTAACAATGTTTTTCATTTGCTTTACCTCATTTGGGGAGTTTCCGGCTATGACGGTGAGTTGTTGTCTCGCTTGAGTTCCACTACATTAATTAAAGAAAGGTGGATAACCAAGTATGTATGGTTAACACATTATTATAATAACATATTATTCCATTTTCGTTGTACCATTTTTTTCGATTTTATTTTTATAAGCCGTTGCTCGTCCATTTGCAATCGCAGACTGTTTTTTACTAAATCCAGAAACCTTCGTTCTATCGCCTTGTAATTGAAGATCATTATTCTTACAGAATGATTGAAGTTTTTTATTCTGCATTCGCAGTTTATATGCAAGTTTATCATATTGAGGTTGCAAGATCTCTTTTACATCTATTTCGGCAATCATATCAAGTTCTTGTTTCTTGGCCATAATTTCACGCTTTGTTTTTCGAATTTCTCTTTCAAGTGATCTCTGCTTCTGCTGCAAATCATAAAGTTTTTGGCTTTCATCTGCATTTATATTCACATTTCCGTTTTCATCAAGGTACTTATTTACCATGTCTTTTCGCCACGGGCCATGTGAATGTCTGCAATTGTATCCGTGAAGTCCTAAGAGATTTACAACAGTTCCTTTTCCGGTTTTAGTGTCTATGGTATAACCTGTACTTTCAAGAAGATTCGGAAATCCTGGTTCGCTCCCGATTATTTTATATGCTTTTCCTTGCCAGTGATCGTGAGATGGAATCCCTGTTGGATCCTTTTTATCATATCTTGCCCCCGGATGCGCTGATACTAGAACATACTCTATTTTATATTGTGCAATATAAATGTTTGTCACTTGTGCCGCGGTCTGATTCATAGATGTGACGATGCAACACCTCACTGCCGCTTCAAGAGAACGCTTCGTTCCAGTAGGGTATTCTACCATAACACCAGATTCCGCATATCTATCCAGAACTTCGCAGACTGCACTGCTGTAAGACTGCATTCCAGATGCAACTCTATAATCAACCTCATTCAGCATGTTGAGCAAGTCTTTCTGTGTCTGGTTAATGGTTGTTTTTGTCAAATTATCAAGTTCACCGGATGTCTTTATTAATTCTGCATTCATTGCCAGAATTGCCATATTATTTTTTAGAGGAGATATAATATCTGATGCTGATATCTGCGTCAAGACTTCCTTATCATCTGAGAATGATGTCATAACACTATCCCTTAATAATCTTCGAACCTCATTTCTTGATTTTCCAGACATTTCAGATATTCTTTTTACAATCTCTGTGTTATGCAGTCCCATCTGTTGGAGTTTCCACAATTCTCGGTCGGCTGTTCCTGACAATTCACCGGATTTTATCAATCTTGTTGCAATGTCTGATATAATCCAATTTTCAAGATCTTGATACATTTCAACCAGTTTATCAGTTTTTCCGTAAAAATAATCCGGTCTAAGCATTATCCTTTCCCAACCTCTCTTTTAACAAGATCAATCCACTGCTTACCGTGATTTTCTTTTGCAGTTTCAAACCATCGTTTACCTGTTCCCGGTGTGTGATATTTTAATTCTGTTCCTGTCGGATACTTCTTTTCTCCACGATTCGCCCATGATCTACCGTCCGCAGTCAGATAAAGCTCGCCAACATACTGATAATGCGCATATGGTGTATCGACTGTAATTAATCCGGGTTCTTTTATCTGCGTCTTGTTTCTCAAATCGCCCTGCTGCATAGGTGTGTATTTTCTCATGTCGTTTACAACCTGCTCATCAAGGACATTCTGCGCATTTCTTAAATTTTCATCTATTCGCTTAGTATCAAGCTTAATATTAAAGCTTCCAATGACTTTATTATATTTCATATTAACGCATCCATTTCTATCACTTTTCTAAATAAAACTTAATCGTCTCTATCGCAGTCTTTTTCTGAAGCTTTACTTGAACCATCTCCGGCGGTTCAGGTTCAGGGATAATATATCCACCTTTTAAAATACCATTTTTAGAAAGCTTCGGTATTCCTTGAATTGTTTTACTCTTCTCCAAACAGACCACCACTGTTCCTTTCCGCATCTTCCTGCGCTCTCTCTGCAAACATGGCATCTACTTCATCATCATTGAATCCCTCGTATTCCTTAAGGTATTTACGCTTAGAATAAATACCTTGAATCATTAAATTATATGCTCTTGATCTGTCCTGTTCGAAGCTCGCAAGCAAATCTTTAAAATAAAATATATCTTCGTCAGGTACATCATCATCCAGTGCATCCACATAGCCGGCAGGTATTCCGTAAAGGTCGCAGAATACGTTAATTGCATAAATGAGATTTTTCAACGCTGTTTTTATGCTTTTTCGGATATCGTTAATCGTCTCTACAGTCTCATTGTCATCGCTCTCAACCTGTGTTGCTGTCAATCTTCCAGATTTTCTGTCGAGAATAAACTGCCCCTGTGAGAATCCGCATTTTGTCGATATCATAGATAAAACGCTGTTAATGTCTGTGATTCTGTCAGAAGTGAGCATGGTCGGGACATGTTCATCAATCGTGCTTTTTGAATCCAGCCCCAATTTCAAGCCTTTAACGAACCGAGGAAGTTCTACTGTTGAGGAACGGATGCCGCCTTTTCCCTGTTTTGTCATGGCGTTCTCATCAATAAAAGTAATGTGCTGCGAATCCTCAACTTCATTCCCTTTTTTACTCCATGCTATATCGAGATCTCTAAGCTCCATAAGTGCATTTGAGAAAATCGAGACACCTTCTGGAGATGAGTAGTCGATCGTATTGTTAAATGGTGTTTTTAAATAGGCGAACAGTGGCTTTTCTACGTTCATAATATGAACGACTTCATCAATTGAAGACCACTCCGAAACGTCATGCAGTTCTATCTTTTTACCAAGTGAGTTACTGCTGTTTGACTTGAACGCTCTGTTCTGGATCTCGTACACGTTCATCTCTTCGCCCTCTTTATTTTTTGAGGTCGTGAAATGATGGTATTCAAGCCGGTAGTAGTACACTTTATCTTTTAAAAGTCGATTAATAAAAATGCATCCTCTGATATCTCCGTTGCTGGTCTTTTCTGTGATTGCGAAATCCCACGGCATAATATAATCGATCATGTTGTCTGGGTTCATTGAACCGTTTGGTTTTAAAATTATACCACCAACTCCGAGCATATCTTCTACTTTATCCCGGATAGAAGTGTCAACCATTGCCCTGATGCACTTATTAATAAAATCAGCTCTCTCCGAACCGGTTATGCTCACTGATAAATCCATGCAAGCCTTTTTCGCTGTGTACTGGCAGAGGAATTTTGCGAAATTTATCGTCCTTATGTCATTTTTTTTCGGATCCACCCAAAAAGGACTCCCATTAATGATGTCGTTCCATCTCTGCTGTGAGTTCTCAATCTCTGGAGAAGTGATAAACTCGACATTAAATTCTTTCTCAGCATCTGTTCTAAAAAACTTCATGATCGTCTCCCTTATTTTTTCAAAAAAATTCATTTTTTAATCCTCATAATCATCGCTATCTTCTTCCTCATCATCATAAAGACCGTCATTTCTTCGGCTGGTCATGATAATCCTGTTCAGTGCATAAATGTTTGCCATGATCGTATCTTCTTCTAAAGTCGGGTATGCATCCGAAAATGAACCATCTGGAAGCTGCTCATGCTCTGCTTTTACAAACTCTTTTTCTGTATTCGGGCAACGCTCCGGATCAATCACGATCTTATTACATCGCTGAAGCCACTCCCAGCAGTAATCCCTTCCTTTTCCGCTTCCCCATCTTTTCTTTGCCCCAATCGCATTGAATCCCCAGTCCTGCATCTCTGCTATTCCGTCCGGTCTGGCAGAATCGCATATAATCTCGACATTCATAAATTTCTTTATCTTCCTGGCAAAGGTAGAGTTTTTACATTTTTTAGAATACACTTCGCCAAAAATATAAAGAGTGTCCGTCTCGTAGTCGTAATAGTTTTGGCTAAAAACCTGTGGGTGAGTATATCCGAAGTCTAAGCCGTGGTTTACTGTATCGAATGTCATTAACTCTTCATCCGATATTTTTCGTATTTCTAAATTATCAAAGATTCCGCCTCCCGTTCCAGTGACTTCTCCGAGATAATTATTTTTATAATATAATGGTTTATGAATCCTGAACCATTCCGCACGCTCGAAGAATCGCTTTCCAAGCCATTTTACCGGGACATTATAATAATAACTGTGGCAGATCCGTGTCTGTGGCTTATTTTTACATTCTTCAGTGTACTCATTCATAAAGTTATTTTTTGACTTCGGAGGATTGAAGATTTTTATGTCCAGTGCAGGTGTATCTGCTCTCAGGAATGTATCTTCGATGTTATCCATCTGCTCCACACCTGCCATCTCGTCGCACTCCTCATGAATCAGCATCTTAACGTAGCCAAATGGCACATTAAACGATTTCAAGCTGATTGGCTTATCTGCTCCGGCAAACATGACCATCTGTCCGGTTGGTTTATAAACTGCACACATTGGGGATTGTTTAAAATCCCAGTTATCCAGATCCTGATATCTTATGACCGTTTTCATAAACTGATTATATACCGAGCTTCTCAGGTCGACTTTAAATCTTCTAGTGTATACGACATGCGCCTGTGGATCCTGTCTGATCGTCTCATATGCAAGATTCCCCCAGAAATTGGACTTAATAGAACCACGCCCACCCTTCGATATGATCTCGTGTATGTCTATCTCTCCAGTAAAAGCTTCATGCACCGTTCTGTAAATTTCCACAAAGTCGGATGTTATGTCTGTGATAGGGATCGTCCAGAGTGCTGCCTTTTCTCTCTTCTCTTTTTCTTCTGCTTCAAGTTTATGCTTTTCTGCAATCGTCAAAGCTTTCTCCAGTCCGTCCATTGCCTTAAGCTGATCGGAGAAATCTGGAGAGAATCCAAGACCGTCCACGACTTCACCCTTTGCTATTTTACTTCTTCGCTCCTGGATCTCTGCTAGCGACATGATATCTCGGTGCTGTTCTTTCTCGATTTGCTCCATTTTTTCCGCTATATATTCTGTTATGACAGTTTTTGACAGCAGTTTTTGAGCACTTCGATTTGCGCCATTCTCACTATAGCCTGCGCTTATATATGCCTGTGTGGCATTCCCACCATTTTTTATATACTCGTCTGCAAATGCTTTCTGTTTCGGTGTGAGTTCTCCCTTCATCCGCTCACCGCCTTATAAATAGCAATCAAGCAGAAAATAACATCTGTGATAGATGCCGTTTTGAGAATCTCATAATCTTCTGTTTTCCATTCTTGTCTATTTTTCTTAAAGGTGTACACTGGTGTAATGATTCTGTAAATTGTGATCATGCGCTTCTGGTCTTCACTGTAGAATTGATTCTGATTTATTTTTATAATTAGTCCACGCTGTACAATTGCAGTTTGAAGCTTTTTTACTTTTCCTTTTAAATTTGCCAATGCGCACACCTCCCATCATTTTACTTATAATTTTATTATAAGATATTTTTTAACTGTTTTTGTTCCATTTTTAGGCATAAAAAAAGCGGCTATATTTCAAGCCGCTTGTATGCTTTTTTAAAGCACATACATAATATAAAAAGTTTTTCCGCCATCTTCAACGATTCCCCAGTCTGCAACCGGGATCTTTTTTTCAATCATATTTCTGTATGCTTCCCGGTCTTCCTCTTCAACGCCCCATTCGTCAAGATAGTTTTCTAAATTCTCTTCCAAGTCTTCAATAATCATGGCTCCGTCTTTCAAATGCTTTTCCGCTTCTGATCTGGTGTCACCGTCTTTCATTAACAGCTCAACTTCTTTTTCTCTTGTCATTCCGTTATCTCCTTTTTTTAATTAATGCTCTAGGTTTTTACTGGTCAATTTCCGGTAAAAATTCTCCGGTGTGTAATTCTTCCGCAACGATCCTGTACGCTTTTCGGATTGTGCTGGCTCTATTTACCAGATACTCCCAACCCTGCACGTCTTTTTCTTTCCAGTCTCCCATGTACTCGGCTTTCACTTCGTCATCAAGATTAATAAAATCCATGATGTCTGTGTCATGTCTGTTTTCAATTTCTGCGATCATTTTCTGTAATTCCTGATAACATTTTTTTAATTCTTCCATCTTTTTATCCTCCTTATTTTACGATCTTAAATCCCATCATTTTATATGTGCTTACTTCTGATTTTTTAACAATGATCTTATGACCGTTTGCGATCATTTCAACACCGTTCTTTTTAAATTCTGCCATCTGCTCCGGTGCTGCTATCTCCGGCTTATCTGCCAAACAGGACTTTGGACACCAGAAAGTAAACTCTCCATTATCAGATTTAACTTTAATTTTTACCGCTTTCTCTGTCTCTCCGATCTGATCTTTCTCGCCATCTGCGAAAAGCTGTCTTTGTGAATCTGTTAAATTTTTCTGTAAAAACCAATCTTTAATGTAAAGCATCTTATTTTCCCTCCGGTGTATTATATGTTTTCCTTGTTTCTGATATTATAATACATTATTAGTGCTTAATTGTCAATACTTTTTAGTGCTTAATTTTATTATTTTTTCATTCTGTCCATTTTGTCCAATTCTGCAAGAATTAATTCCCGGGCGAATGAACTCGTTTTCAAACCGTATGAGTTAATCCGGTCAATCGTCCCCTGTGGAAGAATTAAATTAATCCTATCCTTATTTTTCATGCATTTTTTAACTGCTTCCCTGTTTTTCACAGCTTTTTCTTCTGGTGTCATTTCTGCCATTCTTAAAATCTCCTTTTCGGTTTTTCTTCATTATATATTATTTAGTGCTTAATTGTCAATACTTTTTTAGTGCTTAATCAAAATGCACAATTTGCAGTTTATTATTAGTGCTTAATTTTGTGCAATATGCCAATTGTTATTAGTGCTTAATTATGCTATTATAATATTAACAAAGGAACAGAAAACAAACGAAAGTGAGGATTTGAATATGACTGGATCTATTAAAATCAACGGAACATATGGAGCGAAAATTGGAAATTTACAAGTATTCACTTATGAGGGTGCTGTTAATGCTTATAAAATTTTCTGTGAGCTCTTCAATCGTGACATGACAATGGAAGCGTCAGCGGTTATGAGTGATGCATCACTCGATATGCACAGGATCGGTTTTACTTGGGACGAGATCGAAGCGATTGAATTATCAGTATTATGAGCCGAAACGCTCCTTCTGGAGCGTCCACCGTGGAATGGTCGCCCGGTGCTGATGATGGCAGACCAGAAAGGGAAAACATGAAAAATTTAAGCGAATGTAAAGAATATTATAAAGATTTATACATGGATTGTTTGGAAAATGATTCATTTGAAAAGAGCATTTTTGAAAGCACTGAAAAAGCTCGATATGAAACATTCTGCGAAACATTAAAATTTATCTATGGTGCAGATTTTGAAAACATTATTCCGAACTGGTCAAATGATGCATTGAAAGAATTTTATTCAAGAAAGTAAGTCGAAACCGCCGCCCGGCGGTCTGTAGGAACTGCCCCACCTGCACCGATGAGACAGGGCATTAATGAAAGGATGGTTGATTTTATGATTGAAAAAATAATGATACTACATGAACTGAAGCTTGCCGGATTTAACATTTCTAAAAATCTTGAAAAAATGTATCGAAAATATGGGAAAGAAGAATTTCAGAGAGCAGCGCGAAATAGCGGCTACGGTTTTATTTTAAAATAGAGATGAAGTTCGCACAATTTTATAACTTAGGCAACCGCCGCAGAGGATGACCGCCGGATCACTTCCGGCGGCTTTTTTTTGTGTGCGGATTTTTATTTTTATATCCAGCATCTGCCTTGTATTTTTTCAATACATCCATTTTTATGCGTGCGTGCTATATTTATCCTATGCGTGATAAAAACTTGTCTATGCGTGCCATGCGTGCGTTATGCGTGCAATTTAAAATAATATGCGTGAATCAAAGCATTATGCGTAGCTGTCCATTGCTTTCTTCTTCGTACAAGCTCTGGCTGTTGAGCATCCTTAATGCCATTTTCTTTTTTCTGTAAAAATGCGTGCGCGAAATCGGCATAATCCCATAGCGTGCTTCCATTTTGTCATATGAGATATTATTTAAAATTGATTCTGCTATTTTATCGCCCAGATAATTGTCTATGCGTGTGCATATCTCTATCGTTTCCTCTCTGCTCATTTTAAACATCTCCCCATGCGTGACAACTATGTTTCTTACACCATTATACCATATATCAGTTCATAAAAACACAATATATTATTGTATTCATGCAACATTATTGTATATTTTTACCTGCATATTTCAGCCGGCAAAAATATCAATATTCAGTTCTTCATGTTAAAAAAATCAAAAATGGCTCTTAATACTCGTCCAATTGTTAGCGGAATTATGGAAAGTATCCAAGCAATGATAATAAGTAATATTATCGGCCATAATGCTACCTGTGCCAGCGTATCCATCTCATCTACAGAATCATCTTCTAAGAATCCGGCAAATACGCATCCGATGAACGCATATATTATGATTCCTATAATAATCTTCATTTTTTCACACCTTCTTTCATCCGTTAAAGTTCAGTTTACCTATCGAACATACTCATCTGTCCGGGTATGTCGTTGCTCTGCATCCACCATAAATATACTTCCTCTCCGCACGTCCACTTTGTGTTCTTTCCTCGGAATCTCCTCATTTCAAGCATCCGATCAAATGCTCTTATATACGCAGTTTTATATTTGGGGAAATCATATATTTCCCGTTCTCTCTGACATTTTTTTGCCAGAGGACAGGCTATACACCCAAGTCTATCATATCCCCAGGAATACATCTCGCAAACCGGTATATTTTCGCCATTGATAACGTTCCATATATCCACTGCTTTCCAGTCAATAATTGGATTAACTACAGTTTTAGCTTTCATCTGGCAGTTTTCAAATAAACGTCTCGTATCGTCATTGTCTGTTATAAGCATTTTTTCATCAGAAACGCCTATGCTTTTATTCGCTGTCTTTCCGAGGACTTCAAATGCACTCCTACTGCTTCTCGCCGAGCTTTCTTCCCATCTAACACCAGTGGCAATCATCCGGTTTGCATTTCCACCTTCTTTCAATTCTGAACAGCAATACCGAACAACCCTCGTTGGTGGCATCAACTTTATAGGAATCAAATTCCACATCGTCACTCGCTGCCCGTTTCCCTTATCATGATAATCTACAGTACACTTAACACCTTTCAATTCTAATCTTCTGAATGTTTCTCTTATATGGTATACCGTAGGTGGCGCATCTACTGTGGTATGTGAATTATGAACCTCAAACGGTATTCCGCTTTGCTCAAACACCCACAGTAATGCGTCCGAATCTTTTCCTCCTGAATACTCACAAACAAGCGGTTTCCCATAATGGGATATGGACATTTCGCTTGCCAGCCTCACACGATCTATTGATCTCTTAATAAAATCTTCCAACACACCACACTACATTTATCCGTGTGGTAAATTTACAATCTGCCTTATAGTCTTTGGGAGTTATTACCGCTGGCCGTTAGCCTTTTCTGGGGCGATACCTAAGCAGCGTGTTAATAGCTGCTATTTCTCAGACGAACCATGACATTCCATTCTAGCATTTATCAATTTTTACAACCCGGATTCTGATTCCGGGAAACCTCGTTTCACGAGGATAAGTGTTATTCCTTTCTCATAAACATGTCTTTTATCATAGTTATCACCTAAATTCTAAATGTTCAGTTTAATTGTCTAAAATATAGTCCAGCTCTTTTTCTACGTTTCCTTGCTCGAACTGAAACATGATTCTTTCCCATTCTCCGCATCTGCACCGCTCTAATAAAGTAAAATAGTCATTTCTGCAACTATCTAAATATGTCTGTTTAACAGCTTCTTTACACTCTGTAATTGTTACATGTTGCTCACTATCACTTTTATTATGCTGCGTAATTAATCTGTACTTCATATCTGATACCTCCGTTAAATTCTAATTTAACTACGCAAACCGGAGCTGTCCGGTCTGCTCTGCTTCCATCCTCATGTTCGGTGTTCGTTCCGCAATACACAGTTCTGGCAGATTGGCTCTAACCAATGCTGCTGGTATCGGTGGACACACTGCATTTCCGCATCTTCTGACCTGCTCACTTCTCGGATATGTCTTTCCTGTGTAGTCATGGTCGATTATGTAATCGTCTGGGAATCCCTGGCATCCGTAAAGTTCTTTCGGCTCAAGCATCCTCAATCCTATGTCCACAATCTGGTAATCTACACCCTCAATAGTCACAAGTCCAAATCTATCTCTGGATGTAACTGTATCAAGAGGTTCCTCAATGTCCTGTCCGGTTCCCTGCCCATAATATTTAATTAAAAATGCTCTTACTTCTCCGAAGTGACCATCCCCAGCGGTTATTGTTGGTATAGGATCACGTAAATCTCGCCCATCACAATGGTTATTCATCTGGATAAGATTTGCCGTAACTACACTGTTATGATCCCACGCTGTTACTGTAGGTAGCGGATTTTCTAATGTATCGCCTGCGCCTTTATATCCACCATCGTAGTACTTTTGCAGGAATGATGCGACCAGTCCATATCTGTTTGAGCTGTCCACTGTCATGATCGGATCTTCTATAGTCTGTCCCCTTACTCCATCCTTTGAGGTTTCTGAATGGTACTGGATCAACGTAGGACTTATCAGGCAATGCTCATTTTTACTCACAATGGTTGTAAGCGGCTCCCGGACATCTTTGCTCCGGTCTTTTGTAAAACCTGTCTGTCCGATCTGCACCATATATGGCTCTACAATCCCATACCCATGTTTTCCGGTTATAGTCGGCATCGGCTCTCGAATGTCGTTCGGTCTACGCTCACCACCATGATTGCACTGAATGATAAAAGGTTCTGGATTATCTAAGACGAATTTTTTTAATCCTCTGGCTATCCTGTCCATTGTTTTCTGTGCCAGTGGGCGTACTGCCCGAATGCCGTACTTTTCTTTAATTTCTTCTGAAGTATCAAAAATGCTCGGACACGGCAGAGAAAAATCTAACTGTGTGTATGCTCCAACATATGGCTTTAATAGTCCTTTCTTCACCTCTTCGCTGTCTACAGGTGCGTGTGTCGGCTCTGGCCAAATGATTGGCTTGCCATCACACCTTGCGATCATGAAAAATCTCTTACGCATGGTTGGCGCTCCATAATCTGCCGCTACCAACTCCTTGAACTGCACCTCATATCCTAGATCAGTAAGCTGTTGCACAAATTTTTCAAAAGTCCTGCCCTGTTTACTCTTGATCGGATGATGCCGCCTGTTTAACGGTCCCCAGGTTTTAAATTCTTCCACATTCTCCAGCATAATTACTCTCGGTCTTACAAGTCCAGCCCATCTTAAGGCTACCCATGCAAGACCTCTAATGTTTTTATCTTTTGGCTTTCCGCCTTTTGCCTTACTGAAATGCTTACAATCCGGCGAAAACCAGGCAAGTCCAACCGGGTGCCCATTGCATGCTTTGACCGGATCAACAGCCCATACATTTTCGCAGTAATGTTCAGTGTTCGGGTGGTTAACTTTATGCATGCGGATAGCTTCCGGATCATGATTGATCGCAATATCAACACTATATCCTGTTGCCAATTCTATTCCTGTGGAAGCTCCTCCACCACCTGCGAAGTTGTCCACTATCAATTCTCCGTTAATCATTTTTTTGAAAGGAACCCGGCGCGCCTTTTATCCGGATAGGTTCCGGCTCCTTTCTAATTTTCTTAAACCATTTTTCTGATGTCTTCCACGAGTCCACTGTCGTCTGAATACACATCCTGCAATCTGTTTGCGGCTGCGATTAACAGTTCTTTCATTTCGAAAACAAGCTTTCTTCTATTTGCTCTTGCAACTGCCTTTTCGTCTACGACTTCATCGACAAGCGTGTGCTCCGGAAGCATTTCTTCACAGGCTTCGATAAACACGTTTCTACTCTTATCGTCGAGCCCTATCTCATCCAGACAATTTTTAACAATGTCCTTCGTAAGCTCGACACCAATTGCTTCCTCGTCTGGATCTTCATTCCGATTTTCAACCAAAACGTCATTCAGTAAATT